ACGGCTAAGTAAGGTTAACTGAGTATATCTTCAATTGGCCGGAGTTACTTGGTATTTTCTGGGAAAGTGATTATGAAAGAAGTAGATGACATTCAAATATTATATTGCTTTGGACGTTGGCTTGGAGAAGAAAAAAAGATTTTGCTTTTGAAAATCTTTTTAGATAAACAACAGGGAATCTTTCCGGAGGATCTTGTCAGAGATCTGGGAATCTCCAGGTCTACTGTGTTCAAATGGATTAAAGAACTAGTTCAATTCGGCTTGATTGAGAAAAAACAATTGACCAATCGGCATAAATGCTACGTACTCAAGAAAGAATGCAAAAGCGGCAGTAAACTTAAATTCAAACAAATTACAATTGACTTTGCTTTTTTGAACTAAACCATTAACACAAAAACTTCAGAGGATTCGAAAATGAGCGAAAAGCAAACCCGGCTAACTCTCGCCCAAATGTACCAACTGACAAAGAAGATTGAATTTTACAAGAAACATATTTTTGAAGAACTTCCAACAAGGGAAGCTTTTTCTGCTACTATTTCTCAAGATTTAAAGTTTGAAGTAAATGTCAGCGCTTTATCTAAAGCGTTCAAAATCGCTTTTCCCAAAACCGAATGGCCCAGAAAGAAAAAAGATCAGTTTCCAGGCGGAAACATATATCGCCGTCAAACCTCCCTGGAAAAGCAAGCTTCTGTCCTGTACGAAGCAATGAAAGATTTCGCTACCAAACTCGGGGAGCATGAACTTCTCTTGCGGCTGGTACGCGATTTCGAACAAGCTGTTGAGCTCAAAAACAAACCTATCGTTAAGGAAAATAATAGTGGAAACTTTGAACAAACAGGTGGGCGGGAATCACTATAAGCAATTCCCGATCCAGCCAGTGGAACTCTGCTATGAAACCAACCTTCCATTTTTGGAAGGTTGTGTTGTAAAGTATGTTTGTAGATATAAATACAAACACGGCCTTGAAGATCTAAATAAAGCCTTGCACTTCGTTGAAATGCTGATTGATTTCAAATGGAAGTATGAATCAAGCTTTCTTGGAAGGTTGTTCTGGAAAGTAAAGGGCTGGTATCGCAGGTGGAAGCATGGGCATTTCGTTACAAACTTCTGCATTGTGAACAATCTGGAGCAAAAAGAGCAACAGCTAATTACAATCTCCTGTGTGTTCCATGGAAACATGGGTGAGCTGTACGCTATCAGGAATCTGATTCAAGATCTGATTCAAAAATACAAGCAAGAGAATAAAAATGATAGGGATAATTAACGATAGACAAGATGGCAGCAAACATATGGCGATGCTTAGACCCAGAGTCACTGTTGTTGGTGAGATAAAAACTCAAAAAATAAAGCACAAATATAAAAGAGTCATGATGCATTATTATGACCGATGGTATGACTATGCAGCTAAAATGTCAGAAAGGAATAAAGGAAAACAAATAGAAATTATTGATCCCATCAATGTGAATTCTTATGACATTGATTATTTTCCTAATCAAAAAAAGATAGACGGTTACAATCCGCCAGGAGAAGCAGACAACATACTTCCCCCTGATGTGACTATGTTCATCCAATCAAAAGATTCTACTTATTCAAACAAAAAGAACTCGTTAATTAATATTTATAAAAATTTCACTGGATGTGTTTCAGAAGAAGAAGGAATTGGTGTTTATAACGTACAACTTAAAAAAATAGATTACTATTTGCAAGGAAGTTCTTTATTTCATCATCTTTTGATTTTGATTCATGGGTTTACTATAAACCATGAAGTTAGGAAAACGTGTAAAAGCATATCAAAAGAATTTCCGTGCGACTTTGTTGAGATATTCGAAAATAAGATATACATTCACACTTCTGGTACTAATGATGATGATTTATTTGGAGATTTAATACAAAAAGAAATAAAACCAAAAATACAAAAGAAAAAGATCTACGAAGCTTTTATGGTAGAAGGAACTCCGAAACTCAAATTGGTTCATTATAAAAAGGTTTACTGATGCAAATCAAAAAGAAAAAAGGAAGCATCGAGCGGGAAGTTTTGATCGGAATGATCGTTTCCCGCGAAGTGCTTTCCCAGATAGCTCCACGTTGGACCGAGAAGGGATTGTTCGGTTCTGTCTGGTCTAATATCGTGGCTGGCTGGTGCGTTGACTATTACAACAAATATGATAAAGCACCAAAGAAGATAATCAAATCCATATTCACCGCTTGGGCGGAAGAACATCCCAACGAAGACACTGTAAAGTTGGTTGAAACATATCTTGAAACTTTGTCTGAGGAATATGATACTTCTGGAATTAATTCAAAGTACTTAGTTGATAAAGCGTCAGAACTTTTCAATAAGATCAGATTGGAGAAGATCAAAGATCAGTTAGAAGGTCATATTGAAAGTGGAGATTTTCAAAAGGCTTACAATTTGTTGGGCAAAGCCAACAAAATCGAACTAGGTCTTGGATCTGGTGTTGACGTTTTCCAAGATGAAAAAGCTATAAGCAATGCTATGGATGTAAGAAACTCAGAAATTCTGATTAATTTTCCTGGAGCATTGGGGGAGTTCTTCGGAGATACTCTTGAACGTGATGGATTTGTTTCAATTCTAGCTCCTGAAAAAAGAGGTAAGACTTTTGTTATGCTGGAGCTGGCTTGGCAAGGTGTGCTTCAACGAAGGAAAGTTCTTTTCTTAGAATGTGGTGACTTGTCTGAAAGGCAGATCCTTTATCGTTTTTGCACTAGAGCAATGGGCCGTCCTCTTAAAGACAAAGTCAAAGAATACAATTTTCCTAAGAGTATCACTAAAGCTTTTGACGCACCGTTCGCAGAAGTTGAATATGAGTTAAAGCAATTGACTAAAAGCGTAACTGTAAAAGAAGTCTGGGATAAATTCGAAGCGATAACAAAAGCGAAATTGAAGACGAAAGAGCCCTTGCTGAAATTGCATACTTACCCTACAATGAGTATCACAGTTAAAGACATCTTAGAGCTTGTGAAATCTCTTAGTAGGAAAGGATGGGCACCAGATGTTGTTATTTGCGACTATGCCGACATTCTCGCTCCCTGCAACGGTGGGATTGACACACGGCACCAGATAAACGAAACTTGGGCAAGACTGCGGGGATTGAGCGAAACAAGTCACAGTCTGGTAATAACGGCGTCCCAAGCAGATGCCAAGAGCTATAAAGGTGATCTTCTGACTATGGATAACTTCTCAGAAGATAAAAGAAAATTTGCACATGTTACTGCATGTTTTGGGCTGAACCAGAAGGAAGCAGAAAAGAAAATTGACGTGATGCGGTTGAATTGGATTGTTAGACGTGAATCAGAAAGTCTAACTTCCAAAGTTGTGCATGTGGCTGGCTGTAGATCTATCGCAAATGTGTTTGTTACATCAACCTGGTAAGGAACTCGAAAATGAAAAAGAATGCAACGTTCGTCGAAATCGTCACTGATTTTAAGAAAAACATGCCTGATCATATGAAGGAAATCTTTTCAGAAAAGTTTCCTGACACAAACTTTGAAAAATCGTGGCGAATGCATCTACCGAAAGAAGTTGAAGAGAGCTTGAATCCTGACGTAGTTAAGGTTCTTCGGGGCTGCTGCACGGCGTTTTTCTATGCTGGAGCAATGTCTCATCTAATCGCGTTGGCAGAAATGCAAAAAGCCATCACCGAGAGCGGCAACGAATTCGGTTTGCCCGAGGCAACGTACACAACGATCAGGTACATGGAAGTACTGACGTTGTTTCAACTGGATCAAATTCAAAAGAATAAAGTGTATGAAGAAGATGAGTTTCCATTTTTGCAAATGTTAAAACTAATGCTTGATCTGAGAACTGACGAAAAGACACTTTCCAAGGGTGATCCCAACTGCAATTGCCCTGGTTGTCAGAACCGAAGGGAACGGGAACAAGAGGAAAAGAAGAACGGCGGAAAACTCACAGAAGAGCAAAAGCAAAAAATGGAAGACAAGTTTTTGGATCATCTAGCAGACAAGATAAAGAATTCCAAAATATCAAAAGAAGATCAGGAAGAACTAACGGACATTTTCAAAAAAGCAACATCAAATAAGGAAATGCAAGAAGACGAACGCCCAGTTCATTTTTTGGATGTGTCCAGACTTCCGCGAGAAACGATCAAAAAGATGATCAAGGAAGCCAAGTTACTCAAAGTGATTTCTCCGGATAAAAAAGATTGTGACAATTTCATTGATATGAAGTCAATAAGTCCAGAACTTCAAGCTGAAATCCGAGGACACTACGAAAACATTATGAAAATGGAAGAGCTCAAGGAAAAGAGCGGGCTAAACTAATAAACAAATTTAAATCACAAGTGCTTAGACTAAAAATCTAAGCACTTATTCTTTAACTAAGGTGATTTAAATATGCCTAATGCTTATTGGAAGTGTCCAGCGTGCGGAAAGAGAACTCATCAAAGAAGTAGACTTATACGTTACACTGTTGAGATAGTGGATTCCGCCGAAAAAATCCACATAATAGACATTCCGGAACTCGAAGTTCTTTACTGCCTGAAGTGTGATTTTTCCATTTTGACGGTAGAGAGCGATATCCAGATTCTTGACGAATACTATAAAAGCTTGAAAGGCAAAGATGATAAGCGTAATAAATCGGCTTGATTTAATTCAAGTCTTAGAGTCTGTTTCTCCAGGTTTGGGCAAAACCGTTGAGCAATCAGATTCTTACGTTTTTCATAAAGGAGATGTTTTTACATACAATGGTGAAGTTGCTTGTAGAATGAAATCTCCGTTGAATATCACTGGAGCTCTTAAACACAATTCGATTGCAAAGATTCTGCCTCAACTATCTGACGAGACTTTACAAGTTAAAGTGGAAAATAACACTTGCAAGTTCATTGGCAAAAGAAAAGAAATCAAAGTTGCTTTCGATTCTGAAATCAAGCTCCCGTATGCGATCGTTGAGAAGCCAAAAGAGGCTGACTGGATCACGTTGCCCGATAACTTCCTTGAAGCCCTTGGGCTAGTGCTGGAATCGATCGGGGACGACGAAGAAAAGTTTTTGGCGAACTGCCTACACATTCACCCAAAGTGGGTTGAAGGAACCGACAATACTCAAATAATGAGATATAGATTAAAAGTAGGTCTGAATAAACCTACTATGATCAAGAAAGGAAGTATCAAGAATCTTCTGAATATTGATGCTCAGCAGGTTTGCGAAACTGAAAACTGGATACACTTTAGATCTATTGATACTTCTCCTATTATGTACTCATGCCTAAAAGCAGTTGGTACTTATTTAGATCTAACACCAATTGTAAAGATTGACGTAGATAAAAATATTACCTTTCCGAAAAACATGGCAGATATGGCAGATAGAGCGGCAGTTCCTGCCAGCGAAATGGGAAAAGCAGAAGCGAAAGTTACGGTGAAGTTGAAGGAAGGCAAGCTGATGATCGTCGGTAGCGGCGTGAGTGCTCAGTACACTGAGTGGAGCAAAGCCCGCTACTCTGGCCCAGATCTCGAATTCCAGATTCCCCCGAAGATTTTTATTGAACTGTCTAAGAAGTTTGAAACAGTTGGCATCAACAGCAACGTGCTCAAAGTCAAGTCTCAAGACTTCGTTTATATGTGTTCTTTAGCATCAGAAAAATCTGAAATAAAGGAAGCCGATGGAAATTCCAACTGAACCAGATAAGCGTTTGGTCTATTTTGATTACTTGCAAGAGCAAGGAAAGAAACTGGGTTTCATTCGAACGATTCCGAACATTACTAAATTCACCAAAGAAGTGTTTGAACAAGTCGTTTCCGATGAAATGTTTTTCTTTGATGTTAAAGAATCCATTCCTATTTACGATTGGGAATGGGAAGGGGTAGTTATTCCAAAAGAAAGAATTGTTAGTCGAGACGATTCAATAAACGTATTTAAATTATCTACTATTATAGGTAATTACAGAATCTCTTCTGTTGGATCATTGTGGAGTCCCACTTTAGCAATTAGAAGAACTCCAATAATTTCTAATGTAATACCTATTTTAGAAAATAATTTAAATTATGGAATTGTTAATATAACCGGACTGACTTTTGGATCTAATTTGAAAACTAAAGGCGGTCAAATTATTATTGATTATCAGACTATGGTATTTTGGAAAGGTGCTGAGTTTGTGTCTTTTGAAGACTCCTCTTTGTTTTCAAGAGAAAGTCTGAGCAAAGAAGAAATAACTAACTGGCACTATGTTTTCTGTGCTTATTACTCAGTTCTGGAAAAAGAATAATGTTCTTTTCAAAGTCACAGTTGACTCAAGTAGAGTCACCATTAACACTCATACCAAAGTGTGAAAAATGCAGACTTTACACTCAGTGCCAGACCCCGAAAATGAAATTTGCAGGACAGGGAAAGAAAGAGATCCTGATCGTCCTGGATGGTGTTGCCGCGAAGGATGACATAGCTGGCGTTCCTGGCACTGGGGACACCAAAGTCTTGTTTAATCGCTACCTGAAGCCCCTAGGAATCGATTACGACGTTGACTGCTGGAGAGTTCCAGCTGTGATCTGTCATTCTCCCAAGGTCTTCATGGGAGCTGCCGAAGCTGAGCGGATAATCAACAGTTGTCGTCCAAATTTGATTAACACAATAAACGAATTAAACCCAAAGATAATTATAGTTTCAGGCAGTGTGGCTCTGAAATCGTTGCTGAAGTATCTCTGGAGAAAGACTGGAGAGGACACCACAACGCAAATACGGTGGGCTGGTTGGCGGATTCCGTCTCAACAGCTGAATGCTTGGGTGTGTCCAATCCTGAACCCGTTGCAAGTAGCGAAAGAAAAGAATCCTCTGTATGATTTTTATTTAAAAGAAAGTCTTAAAGAGATTGCTAAACTGGACTCTCGGCCATGGAAGAAAGTTCCAGACTGGAAATCTGAAGTACAGATAATAAATGACATTGATGATATTATCAAAAAGTTAAAATACTTCAAAACTTTACCTGCAATAAGTTTTGACTACGAAACAAACTGTCTGAAACCGGATAATCCGGAAGGAATAATCTACTGTTGCTCTATGTCTGACGGTGAAACAACAATAGCTTTCCCAATGAAAGAAAAAGTTGTTCCTTATGTAAAAGACATTCTTTTTGATGCGAATATCAAAAAGTCAGGCTGGAACATTCAGTTTGAAGATCGTTGGACTTATGCTAAATTAGGGCAACGTGTTAGGGGCTGGGATTGGGATGGAATGGTCAATAACCATTTGATTGATAATAGAGATGATATTAATAGTCTGAAGTTCCAAGCTTTCGTTCGACTGGGCGTACCGATTTACTCAGACGACACTGAGTCATTCTTGGAAGCTGACGGTGGGTATGGAATCAACAGAATCAATGATGCGGGCTGGAGCAGGCTTTTGCTTTACAACGGACTAGATAGCTTGTTAGAAAACAAAATCACAAAAATACAAAAGAAACTCTTAGGGATGTGAGTATGGAAACTGTAGTTTTGTCGGCTTTGTTTTTGTACTATTTTGTGTTATTCGTTATTTTGATTGTACAGAGAGCTCAAATAACACACTTAAAAGCAAAAGTAACGGTACTGGAAGGAACGTTAAACTTTTACACAAATAAGCCTGCACTCAAAGAACCGGATTACTACATATGAATAATTACAAATTTGTTTTAAATAGGTTTGTGAAAAAGTGATAGCACCTACAAAACAATCAATCGAGTTCTACCGTCAAGCTTCTCTGGCGTTCTCCCGAATGTCTGGAAACGGCATCCGGATAGACATTCCAAAGTTACACAAGACGATTAAAAAAGTAGAACGTAAGATCAAAAGTCTTGAAGAAGAACTCAGAGCAGAGCCAGAATTCCGCTGGCTGGAAAAGCGATTCGGCGGAAGAGTTAATCCGTCATCACGAGATCAGCTACGGGAATATTTCTTTGATGAATTAGGCATGAAGCCTAAAACTTATACGTCTAAAGGGCAAGCAAAACTAGACAAAGACTTTCTGGAATCACAATGCTCTGGTTACAAATACGTAGAATTGTTTTTGCTTAGAGAAAAGCTAATCAAAGCAAATTCTACCTATTTGAACAATCTGCTGAAGGAAACAGATTCGCAAGGCTTCCTTCACCCGTTTTTTCATTTGCATATTGCTAGCTCGTTGCGAACCAGTAGCAGTATGCCGAATTTCCAGAATTTGCCGATCCGCGATAAGGTGATCGGTCCTCTGATTCGTGAGCTGGTGATTCCCCGCAAGGGAAACGTTCTGGTCGAAATTGATTACGGTGCGATGGAATTCCGGATTGCGGCTTCCTTCTGGGAAGATCCCGCAATGATTAAATACGCTTCAGATCCAACGAAAGATATTCACCGCGATATGGCGATGTGGTGTTACAAGTTGGCGAAAGAGGAAGTGTCAAAAGATGCCCGTTACTGTGCAAAGAACAAGTTCGTATTTCCTATTCTATATGGAAGTTACTATGTGAGCTGTGCGAAGAACCTCTGGCTTCACATGAACACGATGAATTTGAAGTTAGCTAATGATCCTAACAAAACTGTGCAGCAGCATTTGTTGGAAAAAGGAATCAAGAAACTGGGGAGCTGCGATCCAAGATCTTCAGCCAAAATAGGAACTTACGAATATTTAATTAAACAAGCTGAAGAAAACTTCAATAAAAAGTTTCATGTGTTCTGTGAAAAGAAAGCTAAGTGGTGGAATGACTATGTAAAGAACGGATACTTCCGGATGAAAACCGGATTCATCATCAACAGTATTCACGATAATCTGTTTTTGATGAATACCCCGATTCAAGGTTCCGCAAGCCACTGTCTAACATGGTCAATTATAGAAATACAAAAGGAAATAGAAAAAAGGATGGAATCCAAGCTGATCGCTCAGATTCACGACTGCATTCTGTCAGATGTGCCGGAGCAAGAACTACAAGATTACATTAATTTGAGTAAGGAGGTTATGACTGAACGCATTCGTAAACACTGGGGTTGGATCAAGACTCCATTAGAAATTGAAGTAGACGTAGTTGCAAATGACGAATCTTGGGATAAAAAGAAACCCTGGATCTACAATGGCTCACTCTGGGTTCCCAAATGAAAAAGCAAAAAGAAGATATTGTAAATAACAAAGCACACTTACCGCAAATCCAACTTGAATATTGTAAAATACTTATAACAGGAAGTCCTAAGTATGACAATAAGGATATGCTCTTCCAAACGCTGGAAAAGATCACTGAAAAGAAAGAAAAGGTTTGTGTTATTACAAGCACTTACTTCACAAGAGGCGAAGATAAGAAGCTACGCGGAGTCGATCACTTGGCCGCTGAATGGTCGTACAAATCAAAAAGAAGTAAACGACTTGTGATATTTCATCCTGAAGAATGCTTGACTGTAGATGATATGTATCACATTATGGCAGTGTATTGTGAAAGGGCTGTTGTGTTTTCTGATGGAAGGGATTGCCGGATCTCAGGATTAATAAAAACACTCAAAGAAATCAAAAACCCAAAGCACGTAAAAGTAATTTCTATCTAAGGAAACTCAAATGGAACTATATAAGAAGCACCGTCCCGCTGATTTCAAAGACGTTGTCGGCAACAAGACAACTTGTGAAGTTCTTTCGAACTTAGTTTCAAAGCAATTTCCAAAAGCAGTTTTGTTCTCCGGTCCTTCGGGATGTGGAAAAACAACACTTGCAAGAATAATTAAGTCAAAGCTCAATTGCAGTGATTTTGATTATTTTGAAAAGAATTCGGCGGATAGTCGGGGGATTGATGACATTCGGGAAATCTCCCGGAACGCCATGGTGAAATCCATGGCGGGAAGCGTAAAATTGTACGTGCTGGACGAAGCTCACAAGCTGACAAATGATGCTCAAACAGCACTGCTAAAGCTCCTGGAAGACGGTCCAAGCGGAGTGCACTTCATTCTGTGCACGACTGACCCAAATAAGTTGATTAAAACAATTCACACCCGATGCACTTCATTCCAATTATCTAAACTAGATAATGATGAAATTGAAGAAGTACTGAACAAAGTTATTCAAAAAGAAAAAATTAAAATCAACTCTGAAGTACTTGAAAAGATTGCAGAAGCTTCAGAAGGTTCCGCAAGGCAGGCTGTTGTTTTGTTGGAAAAAGTCGCAGCAATCAAAGATCCCAACGAACAGTATGCAGCGATTGTCAATCCAGAGACAACTAAGAATACAATTGACCTTTGTCGAATTTTGATGAAAAAAGGCGTGTCGTGGAAAGAAGTAGCAGAAATTTTGAAAAAAATAGACGATGAGCCGGAAACCGTTCGTCGGATTGTGCTTGGATATTATAAATCAGTATTACTTAATTCTGGAATGGCTCATGCTGCAAAAGTACTTAACGCTTTTCAATATGATTTTTTCCAGTCTGGGGAAGCCGGGCTTGTCCTGGCTTGCTATAGTGTACTTCATACCTAAGAGGAGAAACGATGGCAAAGATCACAGTCGTCATTGAAGATAATCCAAACGGAACCGTAAGCTTTCACTTTCATGGAGATCTTCCAACTAGAGAAAGGCCGCTTGATTTAAATACACTCACTGGAGCTCAAGCGGCAGCTCTCACTATCTACGACATATACATAAATCCAATGAAAGCAATTGAAGCTTTCAAGCTCAAAGGTTATGATATAATTAAGGAACTCAAACAAGAGGATGAAAAAAATGGCGGAAAAAAAGAATCCTCAACAGAAAAAGAACATACTGGCGATTGACAAATACGATCTTGATCGGGAAACGGCGGAACAGCCTGATCTTTATCGGAAGCATGCTAAGATTGCATGTCAAAAAAGATTTGATTATGATACTGCAAAAGCAAACCATGAAGTTCTAAAGGCTCAAATAGAATTGGAAGTTCGGCGGGATCCTGAGAAGTTCGGTTTATCACGAATAACTGAGGATCTTGTTAAAGCTGTAGTAACGACTGATCAACGGTTGATCGCGTCAACAAAAAATCTTCTATTACTCAAAAAGGAAAGTGCTGAATATGACATACTAACAGACGCATTACAACAACGAAAGAAATCAATTGAAGATCTAATCCAACTGTTTTTCCGGGACTATTTCGCAAAACCTAAAACCAAAAAGGCAATCTAATGGCTCCTCCGAATCAAAAAAAGAAGACGATGGTTTACTCAAGTGGCAAGAAAACTGCTGCTCGTTTGGATTCCAATAATAGTATTGAATGGTTCAAATCTAACGTTCCACAATATCGATTCAAAGTTGATACCAAAAACGTATTTGACATCCTTCCCTACGAAGCTCGTAAGGGAAATCAAAGCTGCGATGAAGGCGAGCAGCATTTCGAGCTGACAGTCTGGGTTCATAAGGGCTTGGGCAGTGATGGGCGGCGTTCTGTCATCTGCAAAGCCAAGATGAAAAAGGGCAATTGTCCGATCTGTGCTCACGTAACAAAACACCGAGCAGAGATGACCGAAAAGGAACGAACTGACTTGCTTCCAAAGCACCGTCAGATCTATATGATCTACGATCGTATGGCGGAAGAAGGCACTTCCCGTTTCAAGTTTCTCGAAACATCTTATAAGATGGGTTTCGGAGAAATGCTTGCCAATGAACTATCTGCTGAGGATGAAAGCGATCCAGTTCAACACTTGCATTCACTTGAGGACGGTCAAACGTTAACAGTTTTGGCGAAAAACAAATCCTACAAAACGGATTCTGCGTCAGGAACGTTTATCGCTCCAGTGAAAATCAAACTTGAACCAAGGAAGAAGCCTTTCAATGAATCAATCTTGGAAAAATATCCCAATCCAGAAGAATGTTTGGTCTATCTTGACGACGACGAAATCAAAAAAATCTTGGCTAGCGGAATTGGTGGATTGGATGATTCCCCCACATTTGATGACGATGACGAAGAAGAGGATGACGAAAACGAGGACGATGATACGTCAGACACAGATT